CACAAGTAGAAGAAGCATTAGATGCTATTAAGGAAGAAAGAATTAAATGGAAGAAAGAGATTGAGCCGGACAAATATCAGTTACGTATCTCTCAGAAACCTACAAACATTGAAGAGGCATTTGCATTTAGAAGGGAATCTGTATTTGCAGTACACTTACTTGCTGCACAGTTAAGAAGGATTGAAGATAAAGAATACCCATATGAGTTATTAGAGTTGTATAGAGATGAGCATAGTAACTTAACTGTAAAAGAATCTAACAAGCTGCCTATCAATGAGTTCCCAATCTCTAAAAAGACGGAAGACAAGAGTGGATGTTTAGTAGTATGGGAAAGACCCAAAAAAGATCCTACCTTTGGGATGTATTATGCAAGTATTGACCCGGTTTCTGAAGGAAAAACTACTACCTCTGACTCTCTTTGTTCTATTTTTGTTTATAAAGCCCCTATTGAAGTATCTAGAGAAGAGGGTGGAGAGCAGAAAACGCATATAGAGCAAGATAAGATTGTAGCTGCATGGTGTGGTCGTTTTGATGACATCAAGAAAACTCATGAAAGATTGGAGTTAATTATAGAGTGGTATAATGCTTGGACATTAGTGGAGAATAACGTATCCTTGTTTATTCAGTATATGATCTCCCAAAGAAAGCAAAGATATTTAGTAACTAAAGATCAGATATTATTTTTAAAAGATATTGGTAGTAATGCTAGCGTATATCAACAATATGGTTGGCGTAACACCGGTACATTATTTAAGGCCCACCTTATCTCTTATGCTATTGAATTTTTAAGGGAGGAAACTGACCATGATTATAAGACGGATGGCAGTGTGGTAAAGACAACTTACGGTGTATCTAGAATACCAGACCCTATGTTAATTAAAGAGATGTTAGCCTACAGAGAAGGATTAAACGTGGATAGACTTGTAGCATTTACAGCGCTAGTTGCCTTTGCTAAAATACAACAATCAAACCGTGGATATTTAAAACGTAGAGAAGTAACTCCTGAAAGTTTGGATAAGTCAAAAGATTTGTATAAATTAAAAGTAGGAGCGTTTAGACATATTGGGAAAAGTGCCTCTTCAAATGGCATGCAAAGGCCCAAACGTGCATTTAAAAACTTAAGATAATGAACTGGTACATGAGTACAACAGCGATGGAAAGTGTTACAGTGAAAGTAACATACATCTCTTATTATAGTGACGATGATGAACCTATAATAGATATGAATTTATATGAATTATTAGAACAACCTAACACAACAATTACAGAATCATGCAATTACTAAATGCAATGCAGCTCAAGAATGGAGCTAAAACAGAGAACAATAGAATGTCTACTCTTACTCAGCCCATTCAATTTATCCCTAGAAAGGAGAAGGATGAGGACTGGGCTGCTCATAATCTTGACTGGCTAGAATGGCAGGGCATGAAACAATTGCGTAGAAATGCTAGAAGACTATCTAAGAATTATAAACTTGCTAAAGGTATTATTGATCGCACAGATTATATAGTTGAAGAGGATGTTGAGTATGCTGAATTAATTGATGTACTTACAAAAGAGGATCAGTCAGCATTAGAGTTAAAATTCTACCCTATTATCCCTAACGTAATTAATGTACTAGTAGCAGAATTTGCTAAAAGAAATACAAAGGTTAGTTTCCGGGCAGTAGATGAGATCTCATATAATGAATTACTAGATCAGAAAAGAGCCATGATTGAGCAAAGATTATTATCTGATGCTGAACGTAAAATGGTTATGAGTATGATTGAGCAGGGTGCTGATATGGAAGACCCTGAAATTCAGAAAGCTTTAGCTCCAGAAAATTTAAAGTCATTACCAGAGATTGAGCAATTCTTTAAGAAAGACTATAGGTCTATGCTAGAAGAATGGGCTGAACATCAGATGCGGGTAGATGATGAGAGATTTAAAATGGATGAATTAGAGGAGAGAGCTTTCCGTGATATGTTAATCACAGATAGAGAGTTCTGGCACTTTAAGATGAATGAGGATGATTATGAGGTAGAGTTATGGAACCCATTAATTACTTTCTACCATAAATCTCCAGATATTAGGTACATCTCTCAGGGTAACTGGGTAGGTAAAATTGAAATGCTTACAGTGGCAGATATTATTGATAAGTATGGTTACCTAATGACTGAAGATCAAATGCGGTCTATGGAAGCTATCTATCCTACAAGAGCTGCCGGTTATCCATTACAAGGTTATCAGAATGATGGCTCTTATTATGACTCCACTAAATCTCATGAGTGGAATACTAACATGCCTTCTTTACAGTACAGACAATTCATGTCTACCTGGGAACAGAACAGTACTGCCGGTAATGATATTGTTGCCCACATCATGTCTGAATCTGAAGATTATACAGATTACCAAAACACAGATATGTTGAGGGTTGCTAATATCTATTGGAAGTCACAACGTAAAGTAGGACACTTAACTAAGATTGATGAGACTGGTCAGGTTATTCAAGATGTTATAGATGAGTCATATAAGATTACTCAGAAACCTATCTATGATACCTCATTATTTAAGAATAAAAATAAAGAGAATTTACTTGCCGGTGAGCATATTGATTGGATTTGGATTAATGAAGTATGGGGTGGTGTAAAGATTGGTCCCAATTTCCCTGCATACTTTGGTATGAATAATAATGCCGGTGGTATTAATCCAATTTATATTGGTATTAATAGAGTTAAGCCGGGACGTGTACCATTCCAATTTAAAGGGGATGCTACATTGTACGGTTGTAAATTACCAGTGGAGGGATCAGTGTTCTCAGATAGAAACACTAAGTCTACATCTCTTGTAGATTTAATGAAACCATACCAGATTGGTTATAACATTGTTAACAACCAGATTGCGGATATCCTTGTAGATGAATTAGGTACAGTGATCATGTTAGATCAGAATGCTTTACCTAGACACTCATTGGGGGAAGATTGGGGAAAGAACAACTTGGCAAAAGCTTATGTTGCAATGAAGAACTTCCAGATGCTACCATTGGATACATCCATCACTAACACTGAGAATGCTCTTAACTTCCAACATTACCAAGTATTAAACTTAGAACAGACGCAACGTTTGATGTCTAGAACTCAATTAGCCAACTACTTTAAGCAGCAGGCATTTGAGGTCATAGGGATCACGCCACAGCGTTTGGGAGAGCAAGTGGAACAAGCTACCGCCACAGGTGTTAGAATCGCTGTATCAAACTCCTATGCACAAACAGAGACATATTTTATTAATCATTGTGATTACTTAATGCCTCGTGTGCATCAGATGCGTACAGACCTAGCTCAATTCTATCAATCAACTAAACCATCTATCAGATTGCAGTACATCACTTCAACTGATGAGAAGATTAATTTTGAGATGAATGGTACAGACTTATTGCTTAGAGATTTTAATATCTTCTGTAGTACTAAGACTAACCATAGAGCTACGTTAGAGCAATTAAAGCAATTAGCTTTAACTAACAATACTGCCGGTGCTTCTATCTATGACTTAGGTAATATCATGAAGGCTGAGTCTATCTCTGAAGTTACACACATCCTTAAAGCTGCTGAAGAAAAACAAAGCTTACAACGTCAGCAAGAAATGCAGCAACAGCAAGCAATGCAAGAACAAGCATTACAAGCTAAGACTCAAGAGGCTATGATGAAGATGCAGTTTGAATCTGAAGAGAATGAGAAGAACAGACAGAATGATATTGTTATTGCTGAAATCAGGGCTGCCGGTTATGGCTCTACTGTAGATATTAATCAGAATCAGCAATCTGATTATCAAGATGCTATAAGAGATATCCGTAAGAGTGAAGAGTTTCAACAGCAAATGGATCTGAAAAAAGAATCTGCTTCTACACAGAAAGCTGTTAACATGGATAAGATGGCAATAGAGCGTGAGAAGTTAGCCTCACAAAGAGAGATTGCTAATAAGCAATTAGAGATTGCACGGGTTAACAAAAATAAATACGATAAGCCGGACAACAAGAAAAAGTAATAGCGTTATATTACAACAAATAGAGCTTTAATAACAAATTTTTAAAGTTTATAAAAAGTAATATATTATATTCTTAATGTACAGTACAAATTAAAAACAAACCAACCATATGAGTGAAAACAAACCAACAGAGCAAACCACCGTACAACAAGTTGATATCAACATAGATGATATCTTCGGTGGAGCTCCTGGGGCAGATAGTATTGTACTACCTGCAGAAGAAGATAGGAAACCTGGTTTCTTTTCTACCCCCAAAACAGATTTAACGTTCTTAGACAAAGAAGATGAAAAGGATGAGGATGGAAATCCTAAACCTTCTACTCAAACTGCTAATGACTTATTAAACGAGTTAACCAATGATGTGGATGACTTAATTGATGAGGAGGAGTCACCTAAAGGTGGTAGACCTAAAGTAGATAAGAGTGGTATGGTAGAAACCTTTTCTAAACTAATTGAAGAGGGTTTATTAATTGGCTTTGAAGATGATAAGCCAATGGATGAATACTCTCTTAAAGATTGGAAGGAACTCTTGCAAGCTAATTTTGAAGAAAAAGAGCGGGCAATTAAAGAGCAAACTCCAAAAGAGTTCTTTGAAGCACTTCCTGAAGAACTCCAGTATGCTGCACAGTACGTAGCAAACGGGGGTAATGACCTTAAAGGTCTATTCAGTGCATTAGCTCAAGTAGAAGAGGTACGTAGTTTAGATCCAACAGATGAGATGGATCAGGAACAAATTGTACGTTCATACTTGCGTGCCACTGGATTTGGCAATGATGAGGACATTGATGAGGAGATTGTAACTTGGAAAGACTTGGGTAAATTAGAGCAACAAGCTAATAAATTTAAACCAAAGTTGGACAAGATGCAAGAGTCTATTGTAGCGCAGAAAATTGCTGAACAAGAGCAAATGAAAGCACAACAAGAGCACGCAGCTTCAGCATACATGGATAATGTATATGAGGCCCTCAAACCTTCAGAGTTAGCAGGTATCAAGTTAGATAAGAAGACACAAGCAATGTTATATGCTGGTCTTGTACAACCTAACTATCCTTCTATCTCAGGAAGAAATACAAACCTATTGGGACACTTGTTAGAGAAGCATCAATTTGTAGAACCTAACTATCCCTTAGTAGCTGAGGCACTATGGTTATTGGCTGATCCAGAAGGATATAAGTCAAAGATCATGGACCAAGGTAAAAATAAAGTAGTTGAAAACACTGTAAGGCAACTTAAAACAGAGCAGGGTAGAAAGATTTCTAGCACTGTACCTGATGATAAAGAGGATGAGCCAAAACAGCGTAAAATTCAAAGACAGACAAATATTTTTAAAAGATTTTAACAACACAAACAACACAAACAAATAAATAATTATGGCAACTCCAGTTTTAAACAATGGTATATTTCTTCGTGATACCAGCTACCAAGCTAGTTCTCACGTAGATTCATACCACCTCGTAAACATGCTGAAAAGCAGTGAACCTATGGACTTAGGTCCCGTAGACATTTGGGCTATGGCTCAAAAAGTTGAAATGCCCCTTTACCAATTCTCTAGTTTTGGTGGTAAGAACGTTATCAACGTAGACAATGCTCGTGGAGAGTACAAGTGGCAGGTTCCTGTTGCTCAAGATCTTCCTTACATCGTCACTGATATTGATTCTGAAAACGCTACTAAAGGTATTGATGGTACTAACTTCCAAATCAAATTAAACAAGCGTGTATTTGGTCATGGTGACATCGTTACTTATGATAAGTATAACGGATTGGAAATGTACATCACTGCTGATGACATTCTTCCAACTGGTGATGGTTTCATCTACACTGTTCAATTAGTAAACAACAGCAATGGTGTTTCTTTGAACAACCAATACTTGGCATCTGGTACTAAAATGTTCCGTAAAGGTTCTGCTCGTGGTGAATACGGTGAGCGTTTCTCTGATATCGGACAGTATGGTGCTGGTTTCCGTGAATTCTACAACTACGTAGGTGGTGCAGAAGCTCACGTACACTATTCAATCTCTACACGTGCTGACTTGATGTTAAAAGGTGGATTGAATGCAGATGGTACTATTCCAGTAACTGAAATCTGGCGTAACTTTGACAAGACTATGGATCCTTCAATCACTAGCTTGGAGTCTATGGTAGCTACTATGGGTAAAGATGCCGTTAAGCGTGCATTTGACAATGGTAACTTGACTCGTACTTTCTTGACTACAATGGAAGCAGCTCACTTGACTAAAGTAGCTAATGACATTGAGACCTACTTAATGTGGGGACAAGGTGGTAAGATTAAGCAAGATGGTCCAGATGATATCCGCTTATCAGTGGGTCTTTGGAAGCAGTTGGATAACAGCTTTAAGCGTGTATACAACAAGTCTAGCTTTAACTTGGATTTGTTCAAGTCTGAAATTTATAATTTCTACTTGGGTAAAGTTGATTTCCAAGGTCCAGATCCTAAGCGTCAGTTGATTGTACAAACTGGTATGGGTGGTATGAAGTTGGTTAATGAAGCAATTAAGAAAGAAGCTATCCAGTCTGGTTTAGTTATCAATGCATCTGAAGTAGGAGCAATTACTGGTAAAGGTATGGACTTGAACTTTGGATTTGCTTACACCAGCTATGTAATTCCTTTCTTGGCTAACGTTAAGTTTGTATTGAACCCTGCATTTGACAACTTACATACTAACGATATTGAAAACCCCTTGATTGATGGTTTCCCATTGAGTTCTTACAACTACATTATCTTTGATATCACAGATAACACTAATGACAACATCTACATGTTGAAATTATCTTGGGATAATCAATTGAAGTGGTTCTACCAAAATGGTACTATGGATTACATGGGACGTAGCCAAGGCTTCCAAAGCTCTGGTCAGTTCAATGGATACCGTGTATACATGAGCCAAACAATGCCTGCGATTTG